CCTTGATTGAAGATTACAAGGTCAAGACCAAAGCACAGATTGTCAATGCTATTTTCCTGACCGATGGTGCTAGTTCTCCTGTCAATTCTTACAGAAACACTTCTGAAGAGCGTGGTTATGATGTTATTGACAGTCAAGTTGTCATTGATGATCGTAAGACCAGAGTAAGAGTGATGAATCAAGAATCACGTGGCGGTTACTACCGAAGAGCCGACACTACTAGTTTGTATCTGAGGTTCCTCAAGGAAACAACTGGTGTCAATCTTCTTGGTTTCTTTCTTACTCAAAGTTCCAGAGTTCAAAATCTTGTCGGTGTCATTGATCGATACCTAAAGGATGATGAAGTCAGAGAGTTTCGCAGGAACAAGTTTTGGATTGAAAAAGGAACTGCATATGATGAACTTTACATTATCAATTCCAAAGGTCTTGAGATTGATGGTGTGGATCACATCAATGAAGTGAGTGCTGGAGCTTCCAAGTCGGAACTGAGAAAAGCACTCAAGAAGAATACCAAAAACAAGTTGCAAAATCGTGTGATGCTCAATGCGTTCATTGAAAAGATTGCGTAAAAACTTGACATTCGGAGTTCCATTTGATATTATATAATTGTGATGATGAGAGAGGGATTGACCCTCTCTTCTTTTTGAAACCTCCAAGACGGAGTATTTGTTATGGCAACAACTGAAAAACGACAACAAATCATTCAAGGTCTTTTACGTGACTTTCCAGATGGTGAAGCGTCACGCCGAGAACTTATGGATTGGGCAATAAATTGTGGTCTATCCAAGTATGCACCATCATTTGTATGGAGTTCTGAAAACTCTGTTCGCAGGGGTGTATTTCGTATTCCTACTCTTGATGAGAGTGGTAACCTAGTAACTTTGGCAAGACCTATGCCAAAAACACCTGTCATAGAAACTCCTACGGTTGAATCTCCAATGGTATCAAACGTGATTGAGTTTCCCAAAACCGAAACTGAATCTTACGTTCCTTCCAAGGTGAATGGTTACGTAAAGTTTGGTCATTACAATGATATCAAGACCATTGCTAAATCTGGTCAGTTCTACCCGATTTTCATCACTGGTTTATCTGGTAATGGTAAGACCATGATGATTGAACAAGTTCATGCTGAAATCAAGAAAGAACTTTTCCGTGTGAACATCACCATTGAAACTGATGAAGATGATATGATCGGACACTACGCTCTGGTTGATGGTCGAACTGTCTGGCAGGATGGACCAGTGACTATGGCAATGGAGCGTGGCGCTACTTTGCTTCTGGATGAGGTTGATCTTGCATCCAATAAAATCATGTGTCTCCAGCCTGTTCTGGAAGGTAATCCTCTTCTCATCAAAAAAGAAGGTCGGATTGTTCGTCCTGCGCCTGGTTTCACTGTTATGGCGACAGCAAACACTAAAGGTAAAGGTTCAGAAGATGGTCGGTTCATTGGAACTAACATTCTCAACGAAGCATTCCTTGAGAGATTTCCTGTGACTGTAGAACAAGAGTATCCCTCTGTTTCGGTTGAGAAAAAAATTGTCATCAAACTCATGGAAAACCTTGGGTGCGTAGATGAGGAATATGCTGGAAAACTGGTTGACTGGGCGGATTTGATTCGCAAGACCTTCTACGATGGTGGAGTTGATGAGATTATCGCCACTCGCCGTCTGGTTCACATTGTTCATGCTTTTGCAATCTTCAAGGATCGCATGAAAGCGATTGCGATGTGTGTCGCTCGGTTTGATGACCAGACCAAAGAAGTTTTCATGGACCTTTACTCCAAGTTGGATGAGAAAGTTTCCGTTGAAACTGAATCAGAAGGTTCAGAGTCGATACAAGAAACCAAAGACGATATTCCTTGGTAATTGGTTGATATATAGAGAGTGGGAGAAATCTCACTCTCTTTTTTTATGGCCTAAAGTGGAGTTATTATGGTAGACATCAAAGTACCAGTTGAAGAATTACGTAAAGCAAAAATAATGGTTTGTACTCCCATGTATGGTGGGATGTGTGGTGGAATGTATACAAAAGCGTGTTGTGACCTTTCAACACTCGCAGCACAATATCAGATGGACCTGAAGTATTTCTATCTCTTCAATGAATCACTAATACCAAGAGCGAGAAATTATCTCTGTGATGAGTTTCTAAGAAGTGAATATACTCATCTCATGTTCATAGATGCAGACATTCATTTTGACCCAAGAGATGTTCTTACTCTTGCAGCTTTAGACAAAGACATAATCGGTGGACCATATCCTAAAAAGTGCATTGCCTGGGAGAAGGTTCGTAATGCGGTTGATATGGGACTTGCGGATGAAGATCCACAAGTTCTTGAAGAGTATACTGGTGATTATGTTTTTAATCCAGTAGAGAATACAAAGAAAATCAATGTGAATGATCCAGTGGAGGTACTTGAAATTGGAACTGGTTTCATGATGATTAAGAGACAAGTGTTTGACGATTTTCGTGAAGCGTTTCCTCAATTCACTTACAAACCAGACCACAATCGTTCAGAACATTTTACTGGTGACCGATATATTCATGCTTATTTTGATACTGTCATTGATTCAAAACAATATCTTGGTGACGTTTCTGATGAAAGTGACAGATACTTGTCAGAAGATTATTTCTTCTGTCAATTTGTTCGTAAGATAGGTTACAAAATCTATCTTTGCCCTTGGATGAGATTGGCACATACTGGTTCGTATGTATTCAACGGCTCAATGTCAAGCCTTGCAAAACTTGAATTTGCATCACATGGAATGGATAATGAAAGTAGAGTGAAAGATTATGATAAACGAAGAAACAGAAAAACCAAAAATAGAAAAAAACGAAATTGAATATGCATTTGATGAAGATCAGTATATTCAAGAATTGAAGAATCACATTGATTCTACCTATACAGCTCATTATGCTCAAAATAGAGTACAATCAACTGAATTTATCGCTGATGCAGGACATGGGGAGGGGTTCTGCATCGGCAATATTATTAAATACGCACAACGTTACGGAAAGAAAGCTGGTCGTAACAGAAAGGACTTGACAAAGATCGCACACTATGTCATAATAATGTTATTCATACATGATAATCTAATTGGAGATAGCAATGAAATTAAGTGAAAGCACAGTAACGTTCCTCAAGAACTACGCAACAATCAATCAAAGTTTAGAATTTCGTGAAGGTGATACACTCAAAACTGTATCTCCCTTGAACACAATTCTAGCCTCTGTCAAGATCACAGAGAACTTCCCAAGAAACTTTCCAATCTATGAGTTAAATAGATTCCTTGGAACAATCAATTTATTTGATAATCCTGAACTTGAGTTTGGAGAAAATTCAGTCAAGATTTCTGATGGTAAAAGATACGCTGAGTATCGGTATTGTGGAAGTAGTTCCATGTTCCAAACTCCACCCGATAAAGATATAAGTTTTCCAATGGCGGAAATTAGTTTTACACTTGAGACAGATGACTTCAAACAAGTTGTCAATGCAGCCAATACTCTTGGTTTACCAGAGATAGTGGTAGAAGGTGATGGAACAGCAATTCGTCTTGTCGTTTCTGATACTGGTAATGTCAGTTCTGATATATTCTCTATCAAAGTTGGAGTGACTGACAAAACATTCAGAATGGTTTTCAAAACAGAAAACCTCAACAAAGTCATGGAAGGTAGTTACGACATAGAACTCTCTTCTAAAAGAATATCACACTTCAAAAGAAAATCAGATTCCCTTGAATATTGGATTGCTCTCGAGCAGAACTCGACATATGAAGGGTAATCATGTCAGAATCTTTATTATGGGTCGAGAAATATCGGCCGAGAACTATTGAAGATTGTATTCTTCCCGAATCAATCAAAAAAACTTTACGTGATGTAGTCAGTCAAAACAAGATACCAAACATGATGTTTACTGGAACATCTGGTATTGGTAAAACAACTGCTGCTCGTGCGATTTGTAACGAGACACAAGCGGACTATCTTATCATCAATGGTTCTGATGAAGGTAGAATGATTGACACTCTCAGAACAAAGTTGACACAATTCTGTTCTACAATCTCATTGTCTGGTAGTCGCAAAGTTGTAATCATAGACGAAGCAGATTACATGAATGCTGACTCTGTTCAACCAGCGATGAGAAACTTCACAGAACGATTTGCGGATAACTGTTCTTTTATCTTCACTTGTAATTACAAAAATCGTATCATAGAACCGATTCACTCTCGTTGCGCTGTGATTGACTTCTCTTTGAAAAATGGAGAGAAACAAGTCATCGCAGCTCGTTTCATGAAAAGAGTGGAAGGTATTCTTTCAGATGAATCTATTGATTACGATAAAGAAGTAATTGCAAAACTTGTTCTCAAGCACTTTCCAGATTTTCGCAGAGTGCTAAACGAGTTGCAAAGATACTCAACTTCTGGTGAAATCAATTCTGGTGTTCTTGCAAACATCAAGGAAATGAATCTCAAGGAGTTGATAGATTCGTTGCGTGAAAAAAACTTTTCTAAGATGAGACAATGGGTTGTTGCAAACGTAGATAATGACCCTGCAACTGTCTATCGTAAAATCTACGATGAGCTATATAATGTAGTGGATAAAGGTTCTATTCCACAAGCGGTCCTGACAATCGCAGAGTATCAATACAAATCTGCTTTTGTTGCAGACCAAGAGATTAACCTTGTCGCCTGTCTTGTTGAATTGATGGCAGAATGTGAGTTCGTATGATGAAAATGACACAATTTCACAAAGATTATTCTGGTGTTTCAATCTTTGGTAAACGTATTTTACACGTAGCTTCTCCTGTTCGTTGGAAAGGTAGTAAGTATGAAGTAGAAAGATGTTCAAATTGGAAAGTGATGATGGATACAGTTCACTTTTTACCTATTTGTCATCATTATATCTTGGTTCCTGAACTGAATACATTGTCTCCTTCAGACCCTTTGTATTCTATGGATAATGTGACTATCATTCCGTTTCCGTATCCACAATCCGTGATGCAGAATCGTGCTAACTTTGATGGTAAAACATTTTGTCGTATCTTTTCTGGTAGACAGAAAGTGGAGTTTCGCCCTGGTGAGTTTGTAACACTTCACACTTCATCTATTGATATTGATTTTGTTTTCTGTCATCAACCAGAGATACTTACAAATGTTTTGTGGAATCTGTTATCATTACGATATGGTATGAATAATACTGATTCCATGTGTTTCTTCCATGAGGATACACTTGGGATCGATTCCATGTGTTTCTTTCATTGGGTTGATTGTAATGCATCAAGTCCTGCACCAGCCTTTCCGCCAACATTCTTTCGTCAGTTCGAAGCGATTGATAGATGCAGTAAAATCTTTTTTCACTCTGATGCTAGTACGAAGTATCTTCTCTCTAACTTTCAGAAGAAATCTCGTGTCCTTGTTCCAGATGAGAACACACTCATGAGTAAGATTGGAAAGATGCCTCTCAAAGCTCGTGAACTTCCAATGACAAATGGTGAATACTGGAATGCTCCAGACGGAGTTAAAGCAATTGCATTCAATCATCGTTGGAATGAAACAACTGGTGCAAGAAGTTTTCACAAAATGATGCAAGGACTACCAGATGAGTATCAAGTGTTTGTGACTGATGTAAAGGTGAAGAAACCATTGTCTGGATATTCGCCAGTTGAGAATGCTTCTTTGGAAGAATTAGAAGAAAATAATTCTAACGAAGAGTCAGTATTTGAGCCTGGAAGATTCAAGTATGCATACGAAGGTGTTCCAAAATCACTTCTTGGTTCTTATGAACTCTATTCTGATTTCTTGCGAAACTCCTATGCTTCGGTTGCGTGGATAAAAGGATATGCAACTTGGAATCTTTCAGTTCAAGATCCAATCCTTGCAGGAACTCCAACTCTTGTTTACGATTCTCCGATGATGAGAGAAGTTCTGGGAGACAATTATCCTTTATATTTCAAGACGAAGGATGATTTTCAACACAAATTACAAAATCTCCCAGATAACTTCTCTCATCGAATCCCTAAACATGATGAGGTCTTTCGTGGAAACTTGG